GTGAAACCCCAGGCTGGTTGTTCCCTGGTCGTGACGGTCACGTGTCGGCACGTACCATTAATCGTGTTGTGAACACGTACCTACCTGAGGGTTTCTCGACGCACGCTTTGCGGCACCGGTTCGCGACGATGGTGCATAACGGTTCGCATGATCTGCGTTCTGTGCAGGAGCTGCTTGGGCATTCATCTTTGGCGACCACGCAACGCTATGTGTGGGTGTCGCATGATGATCTTACGATGGCTGTGGGTAGTATTAATGTGGGAGAGGATGTGTTCGGATGACGGCGTTTATGCTGCCGCTCACTGGGAGTGAGCCGTGTAGTGAGATTGATCCTGAACTGTTTTTCATTGAGGATCGTGAACATTTGGACGGTATGAAACCGTTTCTGCGCCAGTTGTGTCATGGCTGTCCGATACTTGATGAGTGCCATGAGCATGCGATCAGGCATGAGGAGTATGGTTTTTGGGGTGGGCTGACGGCGCAGGAACGGAAGCGGGAGCGGCGCAGCCGCAATATTGTGTTGGAGTCTGTTTCTCGCTATAATATTAGTGTCGTGTCAGCTCGTGAGAAGGAACGGAAGGAGCGTGAGAGGGATGATTTGCAACGTTTGCCGACGAGGAGCGAACTACAACATGGAATGGCGAAACAAAAGACAGCTTGACCCTGTGCCTAACTATGTGAATCATATTTTGCTGCTTGCCGATGAGGCCCACAGTTTGTGTAGGGGTTGCGATTGTCAGCATGCTACTGGTGAGGCTTCGCTGGTGGTCACACCACTATGAGTAAGCCGTGGTCGCACTTGTTTAATCACCTAGCTGAGGGTGGCCCGGATTATCGGTGGGCTGGCCCTACGTTGCGGTGTTTGTGTGGTTCGGACATGTTCGGTTTGATTGTTTCGTTTGATGAAAGTCGTTGTGTCGCAACGTATTTCACGGACGCTAGGTGTATGCATTGTGGCGCGTATTTGATAGCACCAACGGAGGCAGACCATGATATTAACGGTTCAAGAGCAGGTTAAGGAGGCTCGCCGGCATGCTTACAAGATGGGTGAGCAGGACATGCGGCGGAAGGCGGTAGCGAAGATTAGCCAGTGGGCTATGACGCACCCGTCGAGTGTGGTGCGTGATGATCTGTGGGATTTAGTGGAGAAACTGAGGGAGGAACTGTGAAGGTAGATACGAAAGCGTTTATTTCAGTGACGCTTAACCCCGAGGGCATTGATGGGGCCACGCTGAAGGATGTGAAAGATTGGGTGGATAAGGTTGAGGCGCTTGGTTATGGTGATGACACTGTGATCGAAGAATGCCTACTGTCACTGTGGTCAGAGTCAACTAATGTTTCCGGCATTGACTGTGGAAACCATCACCCACCTGTTGAACGTCGAGATGTTTTGGTAGGTACACATGAATGCGAATAACCCGAGCGAGAAGGAACTGCTCGAACTGGCTGAACTGCAAGCGGTGCAGGACTACATTGACGCCCAGTATGAACCGGACGACGATGCCTGGTTTTAAACTGGTGTGTTTCTGGTGTGACCACCCTGCCCCAACTCATACTAGGGGCAGGGTGTGTCAATCCTGTGGGGCACGTTTACCAGTCTTCGTCATCCCACACATCGAACCTGTCATCGGGTTTCAAAATGTAGACGAGCTGACCGAGCAGCCACCCGAACCCGAGGGCCGCTAAACCCAACACCACACCACCAGCAACCACCCACCTCACATCCACGGTGGTTCACCCCCAAGCTTATCCGCTAGTTTCCGTAGAGTGTTCCTCACCCTACGTCGAATTGTTGACTCATGCGTATCATACGTGGCAGCCAAAGCTGCAACACTTAAACCACCATCAGCGAACCTATCCTTCAAAAGGTTCCTATCCTCATCGTTCAACGACTCCACAGCGAACTTCACATCAACCAGCATAGCCAGCCTCGTGTTACCCTCCGACGGGCGAGACGGAGCCCGACGTTCCGTGTCCTCACTGAACGATTCCATCACCCACGAATCATAATCAAACACATCAGGCAGCAGCTCATGCAGCACCGCTTCAGAGTAGAAAGCATGATCAGATGGTTCACTGCTGGTTCGCTTCGTGCGCTCCCTAATCACGTACCGCATGCCGGCCCGATACAACGCTGTGCCCAGTTTCGCTTTCCCCTTCTTACCTTCCTGACGCCACGTGTACACACGCTGAGGATTCTTCACCATCCACAAATGGCATTCCTGCTGCACATCATCCACTTCAACATAATAGTTTTGGATTCGTGCGATCCGACGGGCAACACCCGTCGCCACCTTATACTCGGTGTCAGTGAATTCGATGGTGTCTACCACGAGTAGCACACTCCCTCAATGACGAATGACTTACCCACAATGGGGATAGGTTGTGGATAAACACGGTTGCCGTCAACATAAAGCAAACCGAAACCTTGCTGCCAATTGTGCGTCTTCGCATATTTTGCTTTGCCCATGTCCATGAGGTTGCCCACTTCGAAACCGTACAGGGTGCGAGTGGTTCGCCCGTTCACGGACTGCGTGTACGGCTGTAGCCCTAGCCTGTGGGTGTGTCCGCAGACAACTGACAGGCCCACTTTCTTACTCAAGCCTTGTGCTGTTTGCCCTGCGATCTGTGACAGGCCAGCCTCATCACCGTGCATAGCCACCCAGCCAGGGGCCACATGGAACGCTTCCCTGTGGAAGGTGATGCCCAGTTCGGGTAGCCGCAGGAAGTTTTCTAGTTCCAGTTCGGGTAGGCCAAGCATGCCCGGTAGCCGTTTCATTAGGGAGTTGAAAAGACGGTCGGTGTGATTGGACCGCAGAACGTGCTGCACTTGCAGGTCACGCAGCACCTGTACGGTAGCGTCACGGTCCCTACCAATGCTGCGTTCCCATTCGAGGGCTGTGCCTTGTGACCAGCGGGAGATGGTTTGCATGTCCATCTCGTCACCGATAGTTAACACAATATCGTCATCGCCTTTAAGGTCAGTGATGGCTTGGGCGACCGCATCAACGGCTCGCCTGTCATGGTACGGAACTTGCAGATCAGATATTGCCCACACACGGTGCATTAGTTATGGCCCTCTCAGTTAATGTCACACCTGATGTTTAAGTGCAGTTAATGCTGCCACTCCGTGGCGGAAGATGACACTGTAGTCACCGTCCCCTGAGGAGAGGAACACGAACCCGTACTTGTTTAACCTTTTGCCTAGTTCGATGATGCTGATGTCTTGCACTGCCATTGTGTTGCCTGACATGAGGTGTATGCCGACAATGGGGTCGGTCATGCCTGACATGTCAATGTCTTCTAGGTCATGGAACATATTTCACACCAGGCCATTCTTTGTTGAGGTATAGGATTGCTGCTACGGAGTAGCCGATGAGGTCACGGAAACAATCGTCGAGGGGTTCATAGTTGGTGCGGTGCCCATTACCTACAAGATGCACAGCCCTGGCGTACTTGTCATGCATGCGGGTGAGCAGCCCTTCAAGGACACCGAACGGTGCGTTAGAGATAGCGTCAGGCCCGTAATCCTCATGCTTCTTGAGGAACATCGTTTCCACCTGATCCATGACACGCCCCACAGGGATCGCCAGCGGCGAAGCAGACGGGATCACTGCCTTGTTGGGGGTATACGAAACGTGATAGTTCCAATCCCGGTTCGCCTGTCGATCTTGTGCGAGGTGATCGCCAAACCCAAGCTCTGCACCGCTACCAGCACTTCCTGCCAATCTCGTTCCGTAATCACTCACAGCTCCACCTGTTTCAACACGGCCTCACGGCCTCCCTGAAGGAAAACGTCGTTCACATCCATACCGGCAGGCATAGAAATAGCGACCGCCGCATCCACTTCCTTACACACAGTCTTACCGAACTGGCGTCCCGCTTCATCACCGTCACACAACACCAGCACCCGCTGATAATCCTGCATTAACAGTTTGAAATGTGGCTGCCATGCGTTAGCACCAGGCACACCCACAGTGGGAAGGCCACACATAGCTGACGCTGTGATCGCGTCAATCTCACCTTCACACACATACAACACGGGTGAATCAACCAGTAGGTCTTTCACATTGAACAGTTTAGTGCCAGCACCGGGTCGGGACAAGTACTTAGGTGACTCGTCACCTACCGCACGGTATCTAATATCGACGGGGCCGGCTGGGGTTAAATAAGGTATCGATATTCTTCCTGAGTATTCGGTGTCGGATGGGTTATCGTGTGTCACGTATCCGAGGTGGAACGTATGAGCCGCTTCCTTGGTGATTCCTCTTTTTGAAAGATATTCGGCTACCTGATTTACGTGTGTTTCGTGCCTGGTCACTGTTTCCTGAAGTAATCTTCTCGCACTTTCGGTAAGCTTCACCCCAGGAGCACCTTTCTATTTCCTTGATAAGTGCAATTATTGATCCCTTGAACCCGCAACTGAAACACATAATCCCCCCAATGTCGTTGTTCACTCGACACGATGGCGTTCGATCCGCGTGTAACCCACATGAGATTGTTTGCCAGCCGGAGCGGGGGTTGGGGACGTTCCATTCGTAGTGCTGTAGGACGGACCATAGGTCACCCCTTGAATAAATGTAGGATTGAGGCAAAGTCATCAGCCTCCATGACGATGTATGTTTTGTGGATTCCTTTGTTGCGTCGCTTGACGGCGGCGACACCGATGACATGTTCGGGTGCGTCTGGGTCGTGTACGTGTCGTGCTTCCCAGTTGAGTGCTTCTTTGGTTGCTTCGTCCATGTACCCTGCGAGGTTTATGGTTTTCTCATTCTTCGCTTCGATGATGAACACGATGTTTCCGATGCGGAGCATCAGGTCACCTTCGTCGTCTTTGCCTCGCTTGACGAGCCGAATTATTTTGAGCATGAGTGAGGTGAAAAAGTTTTCTAGGTCAACTTCGAACGCTGCGCCTTTGCGTTTGTTTGCCCGTGACCGGGCCGTGAGGTCGGTCATGTCCAGCAGTACCCTTCATCGCAAGTGTCAGTGTCGGGTGCGAAGATCGGTAGCATGTCAGCAGCTTCAGGAATCGCGTCACGTAAGGGCTCAGCGAATCTTGTGAGATACACATGATCTTTACCCAAACGCTCACGGCGTTCGTTCAACACATCCTCAAGTTGCGCTGCTTTCTCAAACAGTTCCGGCTCGTCACGCCGCATCTCAGACCACATCTGTGGTCGATGGAATGGGCAAAAGAAACATGAAGATTTCGGTGGCACCGGTAGGCCAGCTTCACGAATGACCGTCATACATCGACTGCGATCCAGGTTCAGATCAATCAGCGGATATACCGGGGTCTCGTAATCTTGTGCCCTTTTGTTGGAAACCCTAGTTATCTCGTCGGTGCTGATGCCGATAGCGACGGTTGCTTTGTTGTCTTTACTGGCACCGTGCTTCTTCAGCCACTTACCCACTACTTGCATCTTGAATGTGGCTGTGCAGTTCCGGTTCCCTGGGGCACCGTTATCCATTCGAACAGGAATGTTGATTGTGCGGGACTCCCGCATGAGGTCTTCCCACAATGTACGGGTAGTGCCGTCACGCATAGTCTTCTGTAGCTCAATGATCTCGAACCCTTGCTCAGCCGCCCACGGGATCGCTACGTTCCGCACATACTCAAGGGTCTTAGGGTGTTCACTGTCGTCACCAACGTTAGAAAACAAGGCAGCACTGTAGGGGCCGTGTGGCAGTTCACCTCGGGCTGCCAGTACAACCATAGCGGTAGACTGAACACCCCCACCGTAAGAAATTACTCGCAGTTGTTCGCTCATCGTACCTCCAGGTCAGCAATATGCATACGGGCAGGCTCATACACCAGCCAAGAAGCAGCACCACCAGACGGATCAGCAGGCCCATACCGATTCTTCACCGGACACACCCCCATAAACCCAGGCTGATTAGAACCCACCGTCAAAATAAGAGCCGGCGTCTGAGCCACCTTACCCTGAATAGCAGACCTCGGTGGACACGGATCAGAATGCACAGCCTCACTCGTGTGATGCAACACAAGAAACGCAGACCCCGTTTCCCTAGCCCACCACTTAAACTCACGCAGCAACGACCGCATCGAAGCCCACTCATCCCCATCCGAATGCGTACAATCCAGAAGATTATCCACCACGATCAGCTCCGGATAATCCCCATAAAGTTCAAAAAATGCATCAACCTGTAGTTCAATGTCTTGTAGGGATGGGGCTGATTCGAAACACCAACGGATATGTTCGGCTTGTTTCAACACGGACGCCAGCCACGTGTCATCTTCCATGAATTGTTCAATGTTGGCTTGGTCTGTGTCGGTGATCATGGCTGCGAGCCGTAGCTGCATGGTTGTTTCGTGTGTGTCTGCACTGAAGTATAGGGTTGGTCTGCCTGATTTGAGTGCCCAGTGTAGGGCGAGGGTTGATTTGCCGGCTCCTGGTGGGCCGGCGATCATTGACACTTCGCCTCGACGTAGGTGGATTTGTCTGGCTCCGAGGGAGCCGTACACGTTGGGTAGTGTTGCTGCTTTTTTGGTGGTCAGTTTCGCTGACCTGTGCAGGCTACGCATCTTGTATCAACCACCCTATGTAGTGGGCGACGTTGACTGTGACAGCGTTTCCCATCTGCTTGTAGCGGTGGGTGTCTGCGAGTCCAGCAGTCCAGTCATCGGGGAACCCTTGAAGTCGTTCGCATTCAATAGGAGTGAGGCGACGAACATTACTTCCATTAATGACGGCTTGACCACCCGCGATCTCATCAGTACTTGGAACC